AAAGGTAAAGTTAAATACTTTTGGATTTTGATGTTCTGCTATTCCAAATAAAATTCTATGTTCATACCCATCAGCAAATCTGACTGTCCTAGTTTTTGGTGCGGATCGTTTCTGTAACCCGTATTTAGGCTGAATTGAGGGAAAGGTAGCCATTATGCAAGTAAACCTCCAGGTCTTTGTTGCTGTACTATTTCAGATTGTACTGCTGCGGAAATAAGACGGCCAAGTTCTCTGCCACCTTGTTCATCACCCTCAACATTTGATCCAGAGGCATCTACATTCACGACTACATTTGTAGAACCACCAAGAGCATGGTTAGGTGTAATCATTCCTGATGCTCCAGGAGTAAATAGTTCTGGCCCACGTTCTCCTACAAGAAAAGTATTTCCCCTAGTAACAGGACCACCATCTGCTCTTCTTCGACCTGAATTTCTTGAGCCAGCCATTCTTGCTCCTTGACTAGCCATTTCATTACCTACATCATTTCCTAAATTCAAATTATTAAAATTAAACATATTGCTAAATAATCCTAAAAATCCTTTTTGTAATTGATTTGCTGCTATTTTTGCAGCAGTATCTAAAAAATGATCTGCAATACGATTTAACATATTTCTAAATGCTTCTTGAACTGTCATTGTTCCTTTAATTACTCCTTTAAATGACTCTTCAAATCCATCTCTTATTGAAACACTTAAATCAAGAACTTGACGCATTGGATTTATCATTTCAAGTAGTTGATCTGTAGGTGCTTGAAATTCAGCCAAAAATTGCATCTGTTCATTAATTTTTATTTGTTCCTCTAAAACCTGTAATTGTTTTTGATTAAATGAATCAAATTGTTCTAAGGCAGTTTTGACTCTGTTTGCAATAAAATTTTGTATATCTTGACCTGTCATTTCTTCAGCTATAAATTCTCTTCTATCAGCACCAGTGATTTTTTGTGCTTTTAATTTTACAGCTTGTCTGTTTCTATTTAAAATTCTTTCTTGTAAAAACAGTTGTGCCTTTAAAGATCCTTCGGTAGCTAAAACCTGTAAGGCTTCTTTTCTTCCTGTTTCACCAATTTCATTTCTTAGTTCTGAAATTTTTGATAATACTGATTCTGTATTTCTTAATCCTGATAGGCTATTAAACACTTCTCTTGATCCAAAAGCTCTTATAAGTGCTTCACCTGTCTTGCCTCCAAAGCCAGCAAACGTAGAAGCTAATTTAATAGCCTCATCATTAGTTATATCCAAATCTTTTGCTAATTGTTTTATTGCTTGTCTCGAAAATTCAGATGTTTCTCCCGATAATATTACTTCTTTATTTAATAAACTTACTGATTTTCTAAATTCTTTTACTTTTTCTATTTGTGCAGCTAAAGCAGTAGCAGCGATAGAAGCAGCAAATCCTCCTCCAGGAGCTAATGCACCTCCAGCAGCACCAGCTATACCACCCATAACAGAACTTAATCCACCAGCACCAAACAATAAAGGGAAACCTCCACCAATCAATGCACTACCAACACCACCTTTTACTCTCCCCAATGCTCCACCTGGCATAGAAAAAGGACCGCCTTGTGCATTTTTACCAAAACCTAATCTATTTTTTAGAGGTAATCTTGGTCCTATTTGACCTCCTGGAATACCAAATGAACCCCCAGGTAATGCACTAAAGGCATTCTGTGTCTGTTGCTGTGTTTGAAGTTTTACTATTGTTCCAATATTTTTTGAAATATTTTTTGCGTGTCTATTTATAGACTTTGTAACTGCATCTAATTTTTTAGTTGGAAAAATACCACCACCCCTAATAGACTCACTAAACGCTCCAAAACCAGTACCTGCTCTAGCAGCCTGACTTACAGCGATATTTCTCATAATTCTTGGATTATTGTTAACTGTCATCATCGGCATCGGACCAATAGGAGCAGAAAACATAGTTCTAGGTCTTATACCTTTTTCACGCAATTTACGCATAGTTTCTTGATGTCGCATCTCTATAGATATTTCTTTTAATAATTTTGCTTCTGCTTCCAAACCTTTATTTAATTCCATATTTGCTCTTACAAAGTTTCTTGCAGCTTGTGTTGCTTGTGGAGTACCAATAGCAGCTTCTCTAAATGCTTTATTTGCTCTAGCTAAAGTTCTTTCAAAATTTTTAATACTAGGAACTGCAATTCCTGAAAAAGTTTTTGCAAAATTATGTATGGATCTATTAGCAGCAGTTACTTTAAGCTGTGTCGCAGATATTTCTTTATTAAACTTTTGAAGTTGTTGTGCCTTTACTTTTACATCAATATTTATTCCGTAATTAGCCACTTACTATAAAAATCAAATATTAAACTTATCTTACCTTTTTTTACCTCTTAAAGCACTAACTCTTTGTGCTTGCTCTTGTCTTTTTTCATATTCTTCATTCTCTATGTCTATAAAAGCAGCCCAACCTATCATCTCTTCAGCAGTCAAAGTTTCACATAACTCAGCTACAGTTTTATGTAACAGTTTAGCTAAACCAAAAATAAACCTCCAATCACCATTAGCTTTTTAAATCGGCTTTAGCCTCTTTTACCTCCCGATCAGTGCCAGCACTTATCATTGCTAATTGAATTTCTTCAAGAACAGATGCTTCAATCTCTCTTCTCAGTGAAGCTTTATCTCCATCTTGAAACAACTTATTTCCATCTTTATCTAATGATTTTTCAATCATCATTTGCAAAGCATATTCATTAGCATTTTCAGTGCCAGTTTTCTTTTGAATAGCCTCTCTTTCTGCAATAGTTAAAGGATGCCAATAAACCGTGATAATAATTTCATCACCTTGTTTTACATCATAATTATAAAGTTGTGAAACTCCAAACTTGTTTTTGAGTAGGTCTACTGCTCTTGTCATATCAAAATTATATTACTCTACTATATTAAGCGTTAGCGGTAAATTGGCAAGATATTACTCCAATAAAATGGCTTCTATCTTCAATATTTAAAGGGGTTGGACCCGTAATATCCAAAACTCTTGGTTTGCAACTAAAAGTATCTATATATCCAGAGTCATTAACAGAAGTAAGACCATCAATTACAGCTTCGCTTATTTCTGATAAGACTGAAGTTCCTTTACCTTTTGGACAATACACATTACACTGAATTACTCCAGCATAATAATCTGAAGAAGCACCTTGATTTTGTAAAGTAGATTGTCCAAAATCTATAGTCATAATTATATATTTTTTTGTTTTACCAGGATTTGTAAAATGCACATTATCATAAACCATTAATACAGTCGGATCTACATTTGTTACTGCATCTGTTACTGCCTTTTCAAAAGCTGCTCTTGTATTAACTAAAGTCATAATTAAAACTCAGAAGTACCAGTATATTTTCTACCTTTTTTACTACCTTTACCAAAGTAAACTTTTTTCTGTACTGAACCAATTTTAATAGCACCACGTTTTTTCTCTTTAAAGTTTTCGTTAATAGTATTTTTTACACTACCCTTTACATATTTTGCGATTCTTGTGTCTTCTATAACATAACTTGAATATTCAGCTTGGTTACCAATAAAACATCCTTTTCTGTAATCAAATGTAGGAGGAGAAAATCTAGGTTCTATAACTGGATTAGCTGGTTTTGATTTTGTTCTTGTCCAACCTTCTCCACCTTTAGGTAAATTAAGTTTGCTATGTTCGCTTTTTATAGATGCCCAAGGTTCAAAATCTTCTACTCTATCTTTTTGTACTACCTGACTTTTTTGTGCTCTCCAACTTGATGCTAAAAATCCTGTAAAAACTGGACTATTAGCTTCAGTTGCAAGATCAGCTAAAATATCTCCAACCATTGAATTAAAAGCCTCATTAAGTTGACCATCTAAATCTGATTTTGCATTTTTAAAATTTCTAACCATTAGAACCTCACTAATAATGTAAACAAATAAGTTTGTCCACCTTGTTTTGTATCAATATTTGTTATCTGTCCAGCCCTTACAGATCCAGCAAAAGTTAATTTTACTTCGTCATTTAAAGTTGGTTGATTATCACCAATAAGATCAGGTGTTAAATAAATTCTTGCCTCTCTCATTTCTTGTTCACCTTCTTCTTCTGATCTAATAAATTCAATTGGAACTTTTAAATTTGAAAAAGTAGTGTCGACACTTATTTCCTCTCCAGTTTTAATGTTATAACTTGAAGCTCCTTTTCTTACATAGCTTATTGTTGTATCTAAAGAAGTACCTAAATCAGCAACAAGTTGTTTAGCAACACTTTTAAATAAAGAATCTAATTGACCTGCCATTATCCTCTAACCACTCTCATTTGAAAAGCTCCTGCTCCACCTAACATATAGGCTCCAAGGTAACTTTGTAACCAAGGGTAAACATCCATAATATTATTTACTGCTCCTGTTCCTTGACTGTCAGTATTATATTTAACTTGTAAATCACCTAACTTTACTTCACTAAAATTACCATCTTTACCAGTAGTACCAGTTATAGCTCCAGTATCATTTGCCAATGCTCTTGCTAATTCAAATTGTGCATATTTAATATTCTGAGGAATAGTAGAACAAGCAAGCTCTACTCCATCAACTTGATAATTATTTCTTGGAAACTTTAGTGATTGTCCAGAATCACATCTATCTCCATAAAAAACAAACCCATCAATCCATCTAGTAGCTGATATTAGTGATCTATTTTTTTGGTCATCTGTCTTATCTGTCCAAGTTGAAGAATCTGGAACGGTTTCAAAATAACTATTAGCTTCAGTCAATGTGACATAACTATTAGCATTTGCTCCTTTTATTGTTGCGTCTATGGTAGCTGCCACGATTAATAATTTATTTTAGTTTTATTGTAGCGTAAAGAAAAAACCCCACCAATAATTGATGAGGTTTCGTTATGACCGAATTAATACTACTAAGCAATATTAGAAGTATCAAGAGGTGAGTTAACAACTAAACGTACGATTGGAACTAAGTCTGCATCGTATGTAAGCTC